GGCTTTAGAAGTGAGTAGCAAGTAACCGAAGCTTGCACTTGTGCCTTTGGGTGCCATGATCCATCTTTGTTCTTGCCCCATTTGGCTTTGCAGTAATCGCACCAAATCCCAAGACCAGCGCGGCGAATCATTTGTGATCTTCTTTGTATTGGTTAAAGTTAATCGCGCGGCCTCTGTGGAAGCCAATTCTTTTACCTTCTCGTAAGCCAACCGAGTAGGCATAGACCGACAATATAAATACACCTGCTATTAGTGCTATTACTTGGTAATCCAAAAGTTCTATTTTCATTTCTAGTGCCCTTACTGCTATGGTCGGGACACCTTGAAACTGACATAATGTAGATAGAAGGAGTTATCAGAAACTTCTTCGTCTAGCCAGTCTTTAGGTGTTGTGAACCATTTCACATTCCGACTTGATAAGTGTAAGTTCTACGGACTTTCCCAGTCAAGCATCAGGTTCGGTGTGTCGTGGTGCAACCTAGTAGAACGGCCCCGAATATGAATACCGCGGCTACCTTCCGCACAACTTCTGAAATAAATGTAAAAGCCCGTGTCAAAGCTTTGTGTTTTGGCGATGACCAACGAATAATTAACCCTGGTGATCTATTACTTGAAATGGTCAATACCGAACAAGGAGATAGGCTCGGTGCGAATCAAACGCGCTTTGAAGTCTATATCTCAGGTCGAGATATTGAGCAGCTTCTAGGCCAAGTTGAAAGAGCAGCCTACTTATGGCGGCAGAATGAATGGCTGCGTGAGAGTACATCTCGCATATTGAGCGAACAAGAGATTAAAGACCGCGAGCCGATTCCTATCGTGCCAACCAAGCGACCAGTTGTGGATTACGCCATGGCTAAGGTTTTGACTGAACGCAACAAGAGCGAGCCGGTGCCTAAATTATTTGGCTAGGCGATCTTCTAAGATTATTTGATATATCGCATCTACTTGCGACTCTATGCGATCTATGCGACCGCGAAGGTTATGGCCGCCGTTTCCATCTGGGCGAAGTTCATGGAGATAGTGCTTAACAAGCCAACGGACTGCACCTGCAAATGCAGTAATTAAAGTTATTGCACCGAGTAGCAGCGCAGTCCAGTCAGCCGTTGTCATTTACTTTGCAGTGCGCCCGAACGCTGCGTCTTTAGGATTAAGAGCGCGAAGCAGTGGCCCTGCTACGGCTGATAAGGCTAAAGTTCCCAGCAGTTTTGGATCTGTCTGTCCGGCGATGTAAGCACCGAGAATTGCAGATAGGGCAGTGCGCACATAAGACATGAGCGCGGCTTTGAGTTGTTCCATTAGAGCACTTCCTTTTCTTTTGGTGTGCCCTTAGAGCTAGTGTAATTAGGTCGGCCGTAAGAAGTTACAAACATGGGTGCGCGTGGCTTCTTTTCTACTTGGCCGCCATTGGCTTGATTCTTAGAGCTTGTGTTTCCTTCAACGCAGATGAGTCCACCAGTGGAGTTAATCTCTACCACCAGTCCGACATGTTGCGGCAGTGTGCCACGGGTAAAGTTAAAGAACGCTAGATCACCTACTTGTGGTGTCTTGTGGCTCTGCCCTAGTTCTTTAAAGCTTGCTTCACCTTCGATGACGCTGACAACATTTGGAATAGTTACCCCTGCTTTATTGGCACACCACATAAGGAAAGAACCGCACCAGGGCTGAAAGTTATGCTTTGTAAAAGCCCCGTATTTTGTTTCGTTATCTTTCGGGCCTTCTACATAACCTACTTCTGCGGTCGCAACCGCAATCATGGCTTGAGGTGTATTAGGAGAGTAGGGCTTGGAGTTCTGCACTGGTTAAGCCAAGCTTTGCAGCTATCGCTTCTTTGTCTGCAAGCTTCTTAGCCTGGGCTGCTTCATCTGCTTTGCGTTGATTTTCTGCATCTTGAGCGGCTATTGCCTGGGCTGCTATCTCGCCAGCAGTTAGATCGCGCTCTGTAACTTCGCCAGTTTCGCAGTTCACTTCGATTGCTTTTGCCATTGTTTTCTCCTTATGATTTCGAGATGCCGTATAGATAAGCGGTTGAATATTGCATTAAATTAAAGGAAGCGTTCAAAATAGTTAAAGAGGTAATTGCGGTATTGGCTGAATAAATGCCAGCCACTAAATCTAAACCACTTGATACGGCATTGTTTTCAGTAACGCTGTCTATACTTACTGATTTGTAAGTTGTTGTGCTTGCATAATTTGGAATATAAAACGAAGTATTGTTAAAAGTGCTGGCAGTTGCGGCATCTGTCGCAGTATAAGCCGTAGCGGTTGTATCCGAGTAAGCAGCCATAGGACTGCCTTCTGCACCTAATCTACGACCAGTTATATCCACGCTATTACATTGCAATTTAAGAGATGCTACTGCTCCGCTAGTTGTAGTAATTCTTGTTGAACAAACCAACAATAAATCCGTATAAGTAGCAGGAATTGACGAGAAGGTAACGCTTGCCACGCCACCAGAACCGACTGTGTTTGAACTAATCAAAGTATATGTATTAGCCATTATGCTGCCTGTATTCCGTAAAGGGTAAAGGTTGAACCAATATTAAAATTACCTGTGCTAACTGCTAATTTAATAGAAGTAATGGCAGAAGTAGATCGCCATAATCCAACCGCTGCATCTGTTCCAGCCGCTGCATCGTTGCTACGAGATAGAAAAGTTTTGTAAGTAGTTGTATTACTGTAATTAAAAAAGTGTGTTATTTGGTTAGGCGTTGCAGTTGAAGTATGGTTGTAATAATCAAGGATAATGTCTGTATTGCTGGTTACTCTTGTTGATGCAGCAGTTGTTCCATTTCCAGCCACATAAGTTGCAGAATAATTTGCCCCTGTATCAGCATTTATCGTGTATCTAGCCGCGGTTGTTGCAGTATAAATTGGCGCAGATATTAAAACTAAGTCTGTATAAGTTGAAGGAATAGAACTAAAAGTGTATGAAGCGGCTGCGCTACTAAGAGTAGTTGTCGCTATCGGTGTGTAAGTTGATCCAGCAGCCATCGTCTATGTTCCCTTGATTCCGTATAAAGCGAATGATGAGTATTGGGCATAAGTTACGCCGCTTGTGAAAATTGTTATAGAAGTGATTGCCGCAGTATTTAGCCAAGCACCTGACTGAAATTCAACATAACCACCAGCAGCGTTCAAATCATATCCGCTTAGGTTTCTAACTGTTTTGTATTTGTTAGTATTGGCATAATCTAAAATATCTATAACTGCAACACCAGGCGCAGTTGTGCTTCCAGAAATACCACCATAGGCAAAAGCACCTGAAGCAGAACCATTCGCAGTAACGGCAGTTCCAGAACCATAGAGTCCATGTTTTGAATAATTGTTTCCTGTGTCAGAATTGAATTGAACTCTTACATCTCCAGCAGAACCATTTGATAAATTCATCAAACGAACTTGCAAATGAGTGTAAGTTGCAGGAATAGAACTGAAAGTTATGCTTGTGCTTCCACCAGCCCCGACTGTTGAAGTTGCAATAGATTCATAGGCGGTAGTCGAAGCAGCGACACCCGTTCCTAAAAATCCAGCAATAGCATTACCTATCATTAGGCGATAGCACCAACCACATACCAAGTATCCGTTGCAGTCTTAATGCAAGCAGCGGTTTTGTATTGGGCAAGAGTTGGAGATGCGGCAGTTGCGCCAGCTGAGAGAACTGTGGTTGTGCCAGATGTAACTGCGCTGATCGTAACTGCGCCAGCACCTTTGTTTAATACTGTAATGACTGTACCAGTTGGAAAGGCTACTGATGCGTTGGTTGGTATTTTGAACGCAACCGCAGTTGCTTTGTTCATCGGCACTAAACCTTGATAGCCATCGCCAATCACGGCGGTGTAATCTGCAGTCTGATCGCTGCCGACTGTGAAAGCCACTAGCCCGTTATACATCGCAGCTGAAAGGACATCTCCCGTAGCGGCTGGAAACCCTGTTGCCATTTATTTCTCCTTAGTAAGACATGACGGATAGATAATTGGGATCACCTATCACGCCGTAGATTGACGAACCTATAATGAAACTTGCGTTAATTGGCTCGGAAGTCGTAAAAGTGGCCTTCCAAGTGTTTGGTGTTATTTCGTGGTTTGACCCCATAACTTGCAGGGTCTTGGTAATAGTTGAAGTGCCACCAGTTGAGGTGGTCTGGCCATAGTTCGTAATCTGCACTGTGTTGAAATAGTCCAGGGAAAGTGCAGCAATAATTCCAGCCGACACCATCGCTGGATCTGATAGGTCTAGGGTCATGGCATCTATTCGCAGGGTTGTGAACGCTCTGGTCGCGGTATAGAGCCGAGCAATATCTAAAGCTGCGGCATCTGTCTGGGCTAAGACATTTTGTTGAGTAAATGAATGTGGAAAATATGTGGATATAGATGTGGAATTCGTAGCACTCTGCATGGTGCCACCGACATTCTGCACATTGGTCTGGTTAATAATCAGCTTGTCATCATAGGCAAATACGATGTTGTTATATGGGATACCACCGCTGCCAAGGTTGGTAAAGACTGTTGGGTTTTGCCCAGAGTAACCTTCAATTTGTGCGCGGCTTTTGAATACGGCGTTACCTGTTGCACCGATATAAAACGCGCCTTGTTCAGTCCATTCGACCATTTTCAAAGCTTGTAGGGCAGTGCGGTTAGTTCCAGGATCTACTTGGCAGGTGGTTTCACTGCCGCCCGTAGTAATTGTGCGCATCGAAGTAGGCCATTGAATCTGGTCAAGTATCTTGCCAATTCTGGTGCCTGTATCTTGTCCAGCCGTTGCGCCGCTGACTGTTGAGATGTTCGCCAGGTTAAAGAGTCGGAAAGCATCGGTGCAGTTAATTTGCACATAGCCATATTCTTGGTCTTTCGGGTAGGTGTAGTTGTAAGAGTCTGTGTAACCAGAAAAAATAAAGTAGGAAACGCCAAGGTAGGTGGCAGAGATTCTAAGCTTGCGAAGTGGCACTAATTTGCCGTAATAAGGGCTGGCGGTGTTCTGTGGATTCCAGTCCCCGTTAGGGTCTAAGACTGTAACGCTGCAAGTATTGGAGATGAACTGGTCTTGAATAAGGTTGTAAGAACCTTTAGTGGAAACCTTTAACACCTGGTCTGAAATATCAACAACATCTGCCGCGCTATCGGCTAGAACATTTGTGCCCAAGATTCCGTGTTGTGGATCTCCAATAGTGAATGGATAGCCAAAAATTGGGCCGTTTGAAAAATCAAAGGTAACTGTGAGCGTTACTGGATAACTCATTAGAAGCCTGAACTGTAAGGATTTAATCGGCTAACGGCAGGTGATACGCCAGAAGCACTGGTGTTTTGCTGCCCATTTGTTACTACCGAAGTTAAAATTTGCCCATCAACAACAAGGTTAATAGTCTGCATGTTGTTGTTATATGCACCAGTTGTTGCGTTACGCAGTAAAGCATCATCTACATAACTTGGGCTTATTGCAGTGTTACCAACGCTTCCTTTGCCTAAAGCTGCAAGTCCGGCCAAGGCCGCTTTAGTTTCAGCGTCAGCTGCGGCAAATGATGGATCATTCATATCAACCACGACTGCCGCAAAATCTGCTGCAAGAAGTTGCCCAGCAGTTAAAGCGGTGCCACTAACTTTTGCTAGTTCGGTTTGGAGATTGACCAAGCTTGCAATTACATCGGCTATGTTTGTATTCCAGCCCGATAGGGGATTCATAGCCCCTAATGCGATTGCTTGTAATTGAGTTGAAATAATCTTTTGAGATAACTTTACGGCTGCTTCTGCGTTATCGTTCAACAAAGCTTGTTGCAGCAAAAGTCTATCTTTATCGGCTTGCGTGATGTCTTTTCCTAAAGCTGCAAGAATTTGTGCTTGTTGAACATCTAAGACTTTGCCAGCTAAGTTAAGGACTGCGTTAGCCTTCTCTGTTTTGAGTTTATCAGCGGCGGCTTTGGCTGCGGCTTTGGCTGCATCAGCTTTTTTCTTTTCTTCCGCTGCGGTTTTCTTAGCAATTTCCAACGCTTTTTTATCAGCTGCCGCTTTTGCATAACCAATTTGTGCTGGCTCTGGCGCAACTGGGAAGAAGCTTTCCGCAGTGAGTCTTTGCTCTTTGCCTATATTTTTTAAGATTTCTAAATAGGAACCTGCAACTGGGATAGCCATCAACCAACTGCTGAAAATGCCACCTTTGACTGCCCCGTTAGCAGTATTTATGATTTCAAATTTTGAGGCTATAACGCCAACTCCGCGCAGAATATCCGCAATATCTAATGCAGCAGATTTCATTGAAGCTGCAAATTCTGTTGCAGATCCATTAGGCCCAGTTAAGGTAACAAAAGCATCTACAAAACCTTTGCCAATAGTTTCCTTAACATCTGTTAAAGCCGCGTTAAGTATCTTTATTTTCCCTGCATAAGTGGAAGCTGCGGCAAGGGCAGAACCACCAAAGTTTTTGTTTAACTTATCTTGAATGGCATTAAAATCCCCAGCTTTAATTTCCGCTTTTGAAATACCTGCGCCGAGTCTTGAAACGGCTGCAAAGTTTCCAAGATAAGCTTTTGAAAGAGCAGTTGTTACCGCATTAAGACTTTTGCCTGTGCCTTGGCTAACATCTAGGGCAGTAGTAAGTAAATCCTGTGCCTTGGTGTAATCGCCAGTGGCCACCGCCAGTGAAGCAAAAGCTGGGCGCAGCTGGTCATCTAATACACCAGTGGTGTCTTGTAACCCTTGGATATAATTGGAGAGAACTCCAGAGTCAAAATAGATTCCAAGGTTTGAAAGAGTCTTTTCTAATTGCTTTGCAGCTGCGTCATCGGCAAGGAAAGCCTTAATAGAAGCGCGACTAAATTCTTCGATGGCTGCAACGCTGACCACTCTGCCAATAGATTTGGCAAGTTTTGTAAATGCGTCATCGGCTTGTTTAATGCTCTTAGTACCCGTGAACTGGGTAATGATGTCAATAAAAACTTTTGATGTATTAGTGGCCATTATTTCACCGAGTAATTCTTATATTTTGATGTTGTTACATATCTTGCAAAGCGAGCCAAAGTGTCATCTATTGCTTTAAGTGTGGCTTTAGTAGCCTTCTCATTATCTTCATACCAAGCGCGATAAATTAAACGGCCTTCCATTCGGCCTGACCCTTTCATGGGTGAATTGCTATTAAGTGCCAAGTTAAAGTGATAGCCAGCATTAGGGTTATCTGATTGGCCACGCGGATCACCTGAAAAGTTTGTACGCCCTGCCCATTCATAGATAGCACCAGCGCGAGATGTATTTAAGATTCGGTAGAGAGCAGTAAAACCCTTGCGGTTAGGTCGTGATTTTCTAACGGAGTATTTGATACCAGCGCGAACGGCAATAGCGTTGTATTTTGGAAAAACTTGAAACATAGATGTGTCAGGGCCTATTTTCTTTTCTTGCCGCCCTTTAATAGTCCAGTTAGAAAGCCCAGGGATGCTAGGCGTTGCGTAAGAGCGAGCAGTCTTTACAATAGGTTTTAAGATGGCGCGCACATTCTTTGTAAGCTCTTTGTCCATGTCAGGTGCTAACTTGCGCATGGCTTTAGTAACTTCAATTAGCCCTTGAACCTTTACTGGCACGCCGCACCGCCTTCGCTCTATCGTTTAACACCATGACCATCGCGTCTATCATTCTGCGATCTACTGCAAGTAATTCACTAGGCGCAATTCCTGTTTCAACCGCTAAAGAAGCGATTAAATAAGTTACGGAGTTGCGCTCAATTCGTTTGGGACATCATCAAGGATTTCTACCTTTTCAAGTTGATCCACAAAGTCTGCGCCGAACATCTTGATGTTGCCCCATTCAGGATTTCGGCGGCAGACTTCCCAGGCAAGCCAAAAGACATCTGTCTGCTTCTGTTCTTCGGAGAACGCCTTAGCGAATCCCATGCCCTTCCAAACCTCAAACGCATACTCGATAGATGGTGTGATTCTTTGTTCAACAACCTTGCCATCTGTCTTTGTGATTTTGATCCTTGCCATTTTGCACCCTTTTCTTTAGTTGGTTTTTACCAAGTACCTGATGTTGTTTGAACGATTGTCGAGTTACAAGTAAAGCTAAGGCTTGACTTAGACATTTCTCCAGCTGCGCCAGCAATAGGTGTCAAGTTGTTAATCAAGATGCTTACTGTGTAAAGCGGATTAGTTGCGCTAATTGTTGGAGATGCGCCGCCTACTGGTACAAGCTTTGCGGTTACTGTTGTGTAAATTGCTGATTGCAGGGTTGCGCAAACTTGAGAAGCTGCGAAGTCGTTTAAGAATTCTAGATCTAGTTTTCCAGTCTGTAATCCAGCAACATATTTCCTTGCTGAATCGCCCATGGCTGTAATTTCTAGTTCGTCAGCGGCTTGGGTTAGCGTTGCGCTAGTTACATATGCGGAAATATCTACTGCGTTAATTTTTACTGCGGTGGCATTTAGAAATACGGCCATTTATTTTTCCTCGGCTTTCTCGGCTGGTGTGGTGGTTTTTTCTTCTACTTGGCCGATTTTCTTTAACCAAGCCAAATTTTCTGCGTCTGTGTTAGCCATTAACTAACTCCATTCTGTTATTAGGGATATAGAAAGTTCTGCTGAAAGCATTTGCCCTTGTTCGAGTCCTAAAACCTGTGGCGCGCTCATAGAGGTAATGCGAAGGTTTAGATTGGCAGCTGAAAGTTTGTTGGCTACTGCCACCATAAAAGTTTCAAGATCACCTAAATTGCCCTGGTTATCAAACATCGGCACAACCATTACAACCTTTAAGTTTGCAGTAGGGCCGACTGTTGTGTAATTATTATTTGAAAAATCAAGATAAGCGTCATCGGGTTGTAAATAAACCGAGTTAGCAATTACCGAAGGTGGTGGAAAACTAAAGACTGACCAAACGCCAGGGTTGGCTAGGGCAGTGGCTATGGTTGAACGAAGTGTGGTGATGGCGGTCATTTATCCGACCATGCTTCTTGGTGATTCGTAAGGTGCAATAAGTCCACGAATCTTGGCTATAAGACTTGATGACATGCGCCAAGGTGAAGGTGCGCCATCTATTGTCATGCCGCCGTTCTGGCTGCTCTGTCTGCTCTGCCATATATCGCATGCCATAATCATCGCGGCTTCGCGGATAGCAGGAGTGGCTGCGTAGCTTGTCTGCTTAATATCAACGCCAGCGGCTTTGCCGTAGGGAACTATGAGGTGGTAATTGTCATTGGCATTTGTTTTGGAAAATTGAACAAGTGAATAACCTTTAGGAAATGTGAACGCGCTATAAGGCCAGTTCCAGATAATCGGCAAAGCTGATGATCCAGTAGTCCAAGGGTAAGTGCCAGTAATTGTCTTGGTGCCGTTGTATATGGTGCCGCAATTAGTAAAGGTAATGCTTTGCCCTGTAACGAATGATGTTGGAGATGAGATAACAACTGTTGCAACATTGTCTTGCAGGGTTGCACCGACTACTGGGTAAGAGTCAAACCAAAGATAGGAGTTCAACATATCTTCTGCGGTTTGGCAGACTTCTTCAACGATGGAGTCAGAATAAAGCGTGCCTATCCCGAGATTCGCTTTAAGTTCAGCGGCGGTTACATAAGTTGCGGCCATTGTCCTGACTCCTTTCGTCAATTAAGACCGATACTCCCCAAGGGCACTAGGGGAGTAACGGCATCTAGTTTGTTACGCTGTTTTTACGAACTTACGGATACCAGCTGCTTGCTTTGTGAGGTAGCTGCCGTAGCCGTAGATTGCAAGTTGTACTTGCATATTTGAAACGATGTTCACTGAGAAGTAGCTTGTTGGTGATGAGTACCAAGTTGCTGCTTCTGGTGCAACGATAAATGCCATGTTTGACGCAAGGGTTGAAACCGCATTGTTATCAACATAGAGATCAAGTCCGAGAACATTGCCACGGATTGAAGTAGGTGAAGTAACACCAGCGGTGTTCATGCCAGTTGTTGTTGGTTGTGCATTGTAAATCGGTCTCCCCGTACTATCTACGGCGCCGATCAACGATCCCCAAAGTCCTGTACCAGCAACCATGTTGCGTGCGAAGTAAGAAGTACCTGAATAAACAAGTGGTGATTCTTTAGCAACATAAGCGATGATTCCTGCACTATCAGCAGTTTGAGATGTTGCAGCAGTTCCATCAGCGATAAAGCCAGCGATAACCGCAGCGTCAATAGCCTTTAGATAAGCTCTTTGCATTTGGATAGTAAGCTCGTCATAGAAAATCGGATCTGACCTCTCGAGCAATTCTAGGGTTACCGTATTTTGGCCAGCATATTTGGAAACTGTACCTGTGATGTAGTCAGTAACCATACCTGTATTAGAAGGTGTGCCTGATTCAGCTGTGCTTGCAACTGTTGGCGCAGTACCGCCACCATTGGTGTCAAGTGATGGAATTGAAAAACTCATACCATTTGCAGGCAAAGTTCCACGGCTAATAGCGTCAATAGCAGGTGTTCCGAAGTTTGTGTTATCTACAAACTCACGAAGGTATTGGATTGGGTTGAACGCAGGGTTTGTTGTACCGATTGAGTCCACTGCGGCTTGAACAACCATTGGATCTTCTGATGCTGCAATCCATAACTTTGATTCTTCGTTACCAAGTTGCGCTTTGATTTTGTGTTCTGTGTAGCGACCCATAGAAGTAATTCCATGGCGCACTGTTGTAGAGATGTAAGGGTTTGATGCCTTAATTGTTGGGCGTGAAGCTTCGGCTGGTGCCGCGGCTTCGGTTGTTGCGGCTGGAGTGGTTTCTTCCACGGTGGCCTCGCTTTCGGTTTCGGGTTGGGTTGTTACTTCTTCAGATGTTTCTTCAACATCGGAAACTTCTTCGCCTTCTGATGCGGCAACGCTTGTAACTACTGCATCAACGAAGGCTGGTGATTCGACAAGTGAAACTTCTTTGAGAACGGCTGATTGAACATA